TCGTATGAGAGCTGCAAAGCATGGCCAGTGGTGGACTACTGAACCTCAACGATCTCTTGCAAATAATTCTGCATGTTATACAGAGAAGCCAGATATTGGTGTATTCATGGATGAGTGGAAAGCACTTTATGAATCCAAGTCTGGTGAACGTGGTATTTTCAATCGTGAAAGTGCAGTGAAGGTATCAGAGCAAAGTGGTAGGCGTAATACTACAGATTTTGATTTTGGAACAAATCCATGTTCAGAAATTATTTTGCGTAATCGTGAGTTCTGTAATTTATCAGAAGTTGTGGTTCGTCCGTCTGATACAAGAAGAACTCTTTTAGAGAAGGTACGGCTTGCAACAATTCTAGGAACATTCCAATCAACATTAGTGAATTTCAAATATGTTTCATCTGCATGGAAAAAGAATTGCGAAGAGGAAAGACTTCTTGGCGTTTCTCTTACTGGCATCATGGATAACAAACTTCTTAATGGTAAAACACCACATCAAACTTTACCCACACTGTTACAAGATTTGAGAAATGAAGCAATTAAAACCAATGCAGAGTTTGCAAAAAAGATAGGTATCAATCAAAGTGTCTCTGTAACATGCGTTAAACCGTCTGGGACAGTCTCTCAGTTGGTTGATGCTGCATCTGGTATTCATGCTCGTCATAATCCTTACTATATTCGTACAGTGCGTGGAGATAAGAAAGACCCTCTTACAAAAATGATGATGGATGTTGGATTTCCTGTAGAAGATGATGCAATGAATCCAAGCAATACATCTGTCTTTTCTTTTCCTATGAAAGTAGATGAGAGCGCTGTATTTCGTACAGATATGTCGGCAATTGAACAATTGGAGTTGTGGTTGACATATCAAAAATATTGGTGTGAACACAAACCGTCAGTTACTATTTCTGTTAAGGAAAACGAATGGTTGGAAGTTGGTGCGTGGGTCTATAAACATTTTGATTATATGAGTGGCGTTAGTTTCCTTCCATTTGCAGAACATACATATAAACAAGCACCATATCAAGACATTAAAAAAGAAGAGTATGAAATTCTTCTTGATAAGATGCCGAAGGAAGTGGAGTGGAGTAAATTGTCAGAGTATGAAAAAACTGATATGACTATTGGATCACAGGAATTGGCATGTACGGCGGGCGGTTGTGAAATTTAATGAAATTAGTTGTATGTGAGTCATGTGAAGCTGAGTTTTCTATAAAATATTTAATGGATGAATATTATTATAAAGTTGTCTATTGTACATTTTGTGGGACAGAATTATTAGCTGAACTTGAAGATGAAATAGTATGGATAGATGAAGACGAGTAGTGCTAAATCAAAAGGTCGTAGATTCCAGCAATGGGTTCGTGACCAATTAATCGAATCCCTTAATGTTCATCCAGAAGATATAGAGAGTCGTTCTATGGGCGCTGGAGGTGAAGATTTAATTATGGCTCGTGCTGCAAGAAAAAAGTTTCCATATTCTATAGAATGTAAAAATCAAGAGTCACTTAATGTATGGAAGGCATATGAACAGGCAGAATCCAACTCTGGAGATTATGAACCTGTTGTTTTTATCAAGAGAAATAATCAAAAACCCTTAGTGGTTCTTGATGCAGATTATTTTGTGAGATTACATAATGAATTGGTGGATTGAACAATATAAACAATATCATGCCGAATTGAATACAAATTATCCCGGCAATAATTTGAAGCTGCAACTACATCATATTGTAGATTTGGTAAAGGACACTAAATCTGAAACTCTATTGGATTATGGTTGTGGTAAGGGGTTGCAATATACGAAGTGGAAACATCATGAAGAACTTGGTGTAATGCCTGAATTGTATGATCCTGCTGTTCCAGAATACGAAGAACTTCCTGATGGGCCCTTTGATGGTGTATATTCTACAGATGTGTTGGAACATATACCGAAAGAACAATTGCCTGAAACTTTTAACAACATATTTTCCCGAGCAGAGAAATTTGTGTTCCTTGCAATATGTACTAAACCATCAATTGCAGTTCTTCCAAGTGGAGAAAATGCACATTGTACCGTTGAGCCAATCGAGTTTTGGAAAACAATGGTAGAAAAATATGCTCCGAAACGTGTATATACGCATATAAAAACCTATGGTAATTGTAATAATTACTCTATTCTTAATGAAGAATTATATCTAGAATGGATGTTAGAGCAAATCTAACAAAGTTTCTTTCCTATAAGTTATAAATAGTTCAGAATAATCATGATTATATGTAATCATGATAAAACTGGAGCGCCTGATGGAAGCATTTAAATTAATTGCTGACCTAGGCTTTTCCATCGCAGCTGTATTCGGCGGCGGGTTTTTTATTATTTTGCTTTTGAAATATATTTTGAATTCGGTTGTAAGTAGGGCTGAGGGTCTGAATGGAATGATATCGTCGTTAGACAATCGTGTGAAGACTATTAATAATGAAATAGTGAGGTTAGATGCTCTTATATGTCATGCATTAGGAGTAAAACCCGATACTCGTAGAATGTCTGCTGCTGATGGTAAAGAAGATGCTAGGAAAGATTAGTTATGGATAGTATTGTAGAACTTGTTAATCAGTATGGAGTGCCAATTGTTGTAGCAGTAGGGATGGGATATTTTATATTTTATATTTGGAAATTTGTTACGCATAATATTTTACCAAGTTTGAGTAAAGCAAGTGGTACATTAGTGGGTTTGATTGACAGAGTGAGAATGCTTGACAATGATATGATTAGATTGGATCAAAAAATTCATACTATTATAGAAATACAAAATCAACAATATGACCCTTTTGAAGCAGCAAATAAAAAAAGGAAAAAGCAAAACTAAAAAAATGAAATATTTATTTTACATATTATTTTTTTGTATCATAGCACCTAATGCGTTTGCCGAGGGTATGGTGTTTAATTTTAAATCTCCAGTATTTAATGGTATTGGATTTAGCGCTCATGTGTTAACGATTGAGAACCAAGAGTTCTCTCGCAAGGCCGCAATAAAAGAAAAGGAAGCGGGTGCGCTGCGACAAGAAATCAGAGATGCGGGCAATACAAATTATGCTAAGTTTATTAAGAATATAGAATCAAGAATTTATGCTCAGCTATCAAAAAATTTAACGGATAGTTTATTTGGTGAATCATGTGGAACAACTTACGATGGACTTGGAGTAGTTGTACCTCCGACAGATAAAGTTGGCCAAGGAGATACGGTTGGAGTAGGAAGCTGTAGTGGTACAGTAACATTTGAAGGTACAACAATTAGTTATGAAAAGAACACCACAACAGACGTAGTAACTTTAACAATAGATGGTGCAGATGGAAAATCAACGATTACGGTTCCTCTTAACGATTTTCAGTTTTAGTATACTGGTCGGGTGTCAATCAGTCCAAAAGATTGACGCACCTTTAGTAGTTACTAACTCTCTGATACATCAATTAGATACTTTCCCACCACCCAAAATGAAAGTTCCGATTGCGGTTTATTCCTTTACAGATGTAACTGGTCAAAGGAAACCAAACCAATCAGTAGCACAGATTAGTACTGCTGTTACGCAAGGTTCACATATATGGTTGATACAAGCATTGAAACGAGCAGGAAATGGAGAATGGTTTCAAGTTGTTGAAAGAGTTGCTCTTGATAATTTATTAAAAGAACGACAGATTATACGACAGACAAGAGAAAGCTTTGGGGATAAAGATCAAATAACACCATTATTGTTTGCTGGTGTATTAATTGAGGGGGGTATTGTTGGATATGATGCAAATACAACTACAGGTGGGTTTGGAGCAAGATTATTAGGTATAGGATCATCAGTAGAGTATCGTAAGGATACGGTGACGGTTGGTATAAGATTAGTATCTGTTGGTACAGGTGAAATACTAATGGCCATTAGTTCTGAGAAAACTATATTGAGCACAAGAGTTTCTGCCAATGTGTTTAAATTTTTAGACATGGGAACAAAACTATTGGAGACAGAAGTTGGATATACAGAAAATGAATCTGTTACATATGCAGTTAGAAAAGCAATAGAAAAAGTTGTGACAGAGTTGATAATTAAGGGAGCTGAAAAGGGCTTATGGGAATTTAGTGAACCAGATACTCCAGTGGTAATAGTTAGTGAAGAATATCATGATAATAATGAGAATGATGAGAATAATATAAATTTTAATGATAATGAAATTCATGAAAATTATACTTATAGGGAAGGAGAATAAAATGAAGAAAATTATACTCGCAGTTATTATGTCATTTTTTATGATTGGTATAAGTCACGCAGATAACGATGTTTTTATTACTCAATCAGGAGCAACTTTTACTGCCAATATTAATATGGACGGTAACGGAAATCAGATGGGTAATTCTACTACTGTATTTACAGCAACAGGAGCCAATCAAACATTTGATATTGATCAAATTGGTGCAACAAACGTAATTGATGGTTCATTTATAGGTGCTGGTGCAACTAATGTAGAAGACTTAGCTATTAGTCAAACTGGTAATAGTAACGAAGCAACGATTACTGTTGGTACTAATGCTGCTGCTGATGATGTTCATATTGATGAAGCCACGATAGGTAACAGCAATAATACCACATATAATGTAGGTACTTCTGCCTCAGTTTCAGATGTAAATATTGATGTAGTATTTAATAGTGGTGCAGATAGTAACACTCTTATCATTAATGAGAATAGTTCAGCATCTACAAATACTGATAAAAATACAGCCATTACAGTAACAGGAGATAGTAATACAATTACTACGACTCATAGTGGCGCTGCACACCATAATACGACATTGACACATATTGGTGCTTCTGGAACTTTTGTGATAACACAAGCTGGAAATAATGCTTCAGACGTTGTGTTGTCCACTAATGGGGCTGGTCACAGTGTTACGATTACTTCTGACGATTAGTATTCTAATCTTTCTTATGTTACCTTCGTTGAGTTATGGTAACAACATTATTGGTAATGTAGTACTTTATGAAGGACATGCATCTGTAGAGAGAGAAGATGAAAGTTTGAGTTTGCAAGAAAACTCAGATATATTTTTCAAGGATAATGTTCGTACAGGTAAAGGAAACATTGGTATCACATTTATAGATGATACCAATGTAGCAATTAGTCCACAAAGTTCTCTTGTTATTGATGAGTTTGTATATGATCCTAATTCTCAAACAGGGTCTAAGTTGGTGATGAAAATTGTTCTTGGTACAGTTCGATATGCAAGTGGTAACATAGCAAGACTCAATCAACAAAATGTTGAGATTCGTACTCCGACTGCTAGAATAGGTGTTCGGGGTACAGCATTTAGTATGACAGTTGATGAGATAGGAAAGTCTCTTATTATTTTACTACCGAATGCTGATGGAACTGTTGGTGAGATTTCAGTAGAAACGGCAGCAGGGATGGTAATTATGACTCAAGCATTTGAAGCAACAACAGTTGGCATGGCAGAAAGTAATCCATCCAAGCCAGTTATACTTGATCTGACTTTGGATCAAATTAATAATATGCTTATTATTAGACCGCCAAAAGAGAAAATTATTGAACTTATAAAAAAATCATCAACCTCTACTAATTTACTTGACGTTGATTTGTTAGCATATATAGAACTAGATGAAAATGAATTAGAAAAAGATGAGTTAGAATTTGGATTGTTGGATATTAATCCTTTAGATATAGATTTATTATTGAATATCTTGACACAGTTAAACAGAAAATATGAAAGAAAACTGAGAATAGTAAAAAAAGGTGCGGGTGCAGGGGGTGAACACATAGATGGAAGAACGTCTGGTTTAAATCCAGAGACACTTGTTACTACAGTTATTGATGGAAATGAGACAAGAATAATTAGAGAGGTTAATGGTAACAATATATATCTTGTTTTGAATAATGATAATGGATATTCAATAAATATTAAACAAGGTGCTATAGAAGTACCGGAGATAACTACAAATGATGAAGTGGTTAATAATATTACTATTACTCAGCTTCAGTAGTGTAATCAGTAGTGTTGCATATGCTGAAGATGTATTAATTATACATCAGGGCTATGAAAACTCACATATTAAATGGAAGAATAGACTAGAAGATGCAGGCCATACTGTAACCTCTGTTGACATAACAAGTTCTAGCTTTCCATCTAATACTACATCTTATGAACAAATATATGATGTAAGACACGGTTGGCCAAATGGAGATCAAAATTTATCATCAGCACAAATAACTGCCTACAAAGCATTACTTGCAAGAGGTGGTACATTATATCTTCAGGCTGAAAATCCTGGCTGTTGTAATCCTAGAAACCAAAGTGTAGCAGATTTCATTGAGGATGAGGTAGGTGGTGGTACAATTACATATAGCAGCAGTACATCAACTGGATATTCGAGTAATAGCATAACTCAACATAATTCAAACGAGTCATGGCTGTCAAGTTTTAGTGGTACAGTTACATTTTCGGCGGGTGGTTCATTCACTTCTATTGGTAATGGTACATGGTTCGCAAAAGATGGTAATGGTAAAATTGTAGGTGCTGTATGGTATGGTGATGATTTAAGTAGTTCATACTCAGGTAAAGTTGTTGTAATAACAGATATAAACTTCAACTCACATAGTACTTACTATACTAATAACAATAAGAACTGGATGAATGCTATGCGTACAATGTTAGCAAGTACATATAATATTGCTGTTTCAATAACATCAGCACAATCAACAACAAAGTCAACTGCTCAAAATGCAACTCTGGCGCAAGGTGTATTTATTACACAGAGCGGTGATAATTTTACAGCAAGTATACAACAAAAGGGAGATGGTAATTTTATTGGTGATATTGATTGGAGTGGTAATGCTATAGTTACAGGAGATGATGTCACACTTACAATTAAACAAGGCAATGTAACAACAACAGGTAACAGCGATAATAATGGCTTGGGTCTAGCTATAAATGGTAACAGTACAAACGTAACTGTCAATCAAGGCGATCATGCAAACGACAGAGGTGAACATAGAGCGATTATAGATATTACAGGAACATCAAATGTGGTTAGTCTTATTCAATATGATGGTGGTACTTTGGCAAAACATTTTTTTAGTTTAGATGTTGATGGTAACAGTAATAACTTAACTATAACTCAAAAAGATAATAATGGAAAGACAATGTTTTTTGATGTAAATGGTAATAGTAATACAGGAACATTTATACAGGAAGATGTAGGAACACATTATCTTGATGTTACTTTAGATGCAAATCATGATGTAACAATTACACAAAGAGGTAATGGCAATCATGCTGCAAGAATAAATTTAGCTGGGTATAGTACAGATTTTGATTTAATACAACAGGGAAATACTTCACAAAATTATACTTTAGATAGTACTTGTAGTAATGCTTTAGGATGTACAATATCAACAACGCAGGGTACACAATGAAAAAATGGATTATATCATTAGTTGTGATTTTGGTTTTATGTGGAGTACGTTTCACTGATCCTTGGTTTCTAGATATGGTGCGTATGAAAGCACTAGACCAACATCAAAGAAATCAAATTGAACAAAGTCTATCCAATCTTGTTACAGTAGAAATCAATAATGAAACTCTCAAGAAAAGGGGTCAATGGCCTTGGGATAGAAATTCTTTATCCAATGAAATTATTAAACTATATCAGGCAGGAGCTGCGTTAGTTGTTCTTCCTATTTTATTTGCTGATGAAGATAGGTTTGGGCAGGATGAAGTGTTAGCAAGAACACTTAAACAAACACCAACTATTATAGGACAGATGCCTATCAATGAGGCAGATAACAGCGGTGTTATAAGAGGTGTTTCAGAAATAGGTAACTCATGGAAAGGTTGGGTATATCAATATCCAGGCGCCATCGGGCCAATACCTTTACTTGCAGAAAATGCTAATGCTGTAGGTATGATGATTGTTGCACCTGAGGCGGATGGTGTGGTTAGACGTATGCCTCTGGTAATTGCGATAGGTGATAAATTATATCCATCTATAAGTATGGAAATTCTACGCATGGCTGCTGGGGATATTTCGTATCAGATGAAGACAGGTATTGCTGGGGTAGAGAAATTACGCATACCTAAATTCAAAATGATTGATACGGACGCACATGGTAATATATGGCTAGACTTTAAATGGAAAACGCCTACCTATGCAATGCATGAAAAACTTCCAGACCTTACTGAAAAAATTGTGATAGTATCAATAACTGCATCAGGTCTTGATAATCCTGTATCTACTCCTGTTGGTGTAATTCATTCACATGATTTGATTGGTGCATCTCTAGCAACGATGATGACGGGAAGAAACATCACAAGACCTTATTGGACAAATGTTGCAGAGCTAGGAGTATCGTTTGGATTTGCACTTGCACTAATGGTTATTGTGTTATTGTTGCCTTGGTATTTTAGTGCAGTTCTTATGCCAGCATCTATTATAGGATTGTTCTATGGTAGTTCATACCTCTTTACCAAACATGATTATCTGGTGGATTGGAGTTATCCTGTATTCACTGTATTCATCGCATGGGCTCTTGCAACATTTTTAAGATTTATGGAAGAACACAAATTACGAATGGAAATCAAGAAACAGTTTGAGCATTATCTTGCACCAGCAATGGTTAAGAAATTGCAGAAGAATCCAGAATTGTTAAAACTTGGTGGAGATACTAGAGAACTGACTTTATTGTTTTGTGACATAAGAGGATTCACACCAATTAGCGAACAATTCAAAACAGACCCACAAGGACTAACAAAACTGATTAATAGATTTTTAACACCAATGACAGATATTATTATGAAAAATGGTGGAACTGTTGATAAATACATGGGTGATTGTATAATGGCATTTTGGAACGCACCTCTTGATATAGAACAACAAAGACAGATGGCTTTAAAATCAGCTCATCAAATGTTATATCATTTAGAAGAATTGAATATTGTATTGGAGAAAGAAGATTCCCTTCCAATTAATGTTGGAATAGGTTTAAATACGGGAGAAGTGGTCGTGGGCAATATGGGTAGTGAACAGAGATTTGATTATAGTTGTTTGGGTGATGCAGTTAATCTTGCTGCTCGTCTTGAAGGACAAAGTAAGGAATATGGCCTGAAGATAATTCTTGGTGACGAAACAGCTAAAGGAGTGGAAGAAGAATTTGCAATTATTGAATTAGATAAGATTGCTGTTAAAGGTAAGACTGAAGGTGTGACTATTTTTACCTCATTAGGTAGATACGAACAACTTAATCAAGAAATGAGTTATTATCCTACATGCATACAACAACATGATAAATTCTTAATCTTGTATAGACAACAACATTGGGACTTGGCATTAAGGTGGTTGAATGATTTGAGAAATGAATTTAATGGTGTTATGGCGGATTATTATGCTATGATGGAGAAACGTATAGAGGCATTAAGAAATGAAGACCTTCCAACTGATTGGGATGGCATTTATAGGGCGACGACAAAATGAATAAAAACTTTTTTTCACTAAAAACAGGACATAAAGCATCTGATGAATATTTTAAGAATTTAGCAATTTGGCATAATATTGATTTAGTGAAATCATTTTTCTTAGGTGCCCTCATTAGTTCCATTATTTTATTTTTAATTTAGAGTCTATTTAATTAAAATAGCTCTTGACATTCTTTTCTTTTTCATGTATAGTGTATATAGTGAAATAAAAGAGATAAATATTGTTATGGACCCGATACTACACACAATAATAGCTATAAGTTGTATGGTTGGTTGTTACTATACTGGACATCGTTTGGCAACAAAAAATAGTTTTGAACCTATAGTATCAGGATTGTTAAGTAAACTGGAATCGGATGGTTTTATCCATACTAAACTTGATAAAGATGGTGACAAAGAACTCATTCCTATCTCTGAAATAATGGCTAAAACATTGCGAGATTCAGTAAAATTATCAAAATAACCTTGACAAAATTGTTATAATGTGTTACCTTAATGACTATGCACATATTATCAGCATATTTTACAACTACAAATACCTGTAAACGTAAGAAATCTAAGAGGCCTGTTTCCTTGATTGGGGCAGAGCGTCAACATATAAAGTTTTTAGAAGTAATATAAAGGATATTGGAAGATGAGACACGTTGAAGTATCTCTTATGGAAGAGGATGAACTATCTATTGATGGTCAAGTCAAACCAGCAGGAAAAATAGAAATTCGTGAGTTTGAAGATGGAGAATGGATGGGCGGCACATATAAACCTTCATGGGAAGATGCCGTGAAACATATTAAGGAATATTTAAATGAGAGTTGATGTAAGAAACAACAATGTCGATCAGGCATTAAGGGTTCTAAAGAAGAAAATGCTATTGGATGGATTGTTCAATGAACTAAAAGAACGAGAACATTTTGTATCAAAGAGTGGAAAACGCCGAAGAGCAAAAGCTGCTGGTATTCGTAGATATAAAAAAGAACAAAAACAACGCCAAGAAAAATTGGGAGTGTAGTATGGTTAGAAAGAAAAAAATTACTGTTGAAACTGACAATAGTAATTGGCAAGCTCCTAAGAAACGCAAGAAACGCAAACCTATGTCGGAAGAACAACGGGTTGCTGCAGCGATACGTTTGGAAAAAGCAAGAGAAAAACGTAAAGAGAAAAATCCTGATTATGGACAAAGTGGAATTGCAGAATCTTTAAGGGATTTACTAGAGGATCATCCAAGACATCCTAAAAAAGTTAAAGAATGGATTAAAACTCAAAAAGGCCTTGCGAGTTCAGCACGAAGTTCTGTAAAACAGAATCTAAAGGGAGCAGAAGCACAATTAGCTATCCATGAAGGATATATAAGACATATGCAAAAATATCTTAGGGACGGTGATTGGGTTGATAATTTTTATGGTGAATATCAACAGCATAAAACTCGTTGGAAAAGTATTGTATTAGCATATAATGATGATGGTACAGTCAAAAGGAATACAGGAGTTTTTTACCCAGATATGGGTTGTGAATATACACAAGAAATGTTTAACCAAGATAATGAATAGAAAGGTATTTCTAATGTCGGACCAGAAAAACGGAAACGCAAAGGAAAACAACAACATAATAAAGGGCCCGTGGCGAAAGTCAAAAAGAAAGGTTAAAGTTCCTGATGAAGAATTTCTTCTGATGCAAGAAAATCTGGAATTTGCTGAAGAACTTAACCAAAAAATAATCATTCAAATGATTCATACTTTGGTCGAAAATAGTATTGATATTGCAGAAGAATCTTTTATTCGTGATTTAGGATTAATAATTGAATTGATAAAGGGAAGTATATATAGAGGTATGGAAATTCCCCATCCAACACATGCACTTTTCGAAGCTCTTGTAGATATTGGTGTTGATGAAGAGGATGGCAGTATTCATAGTCAAATTGATGTAAATATGCTAGAAAAATTTGTCGAGTTTGGTGAATCTTTTAAGGATGATGATAATAATGACCCACCCGAAATTCCATAAACCATTCTCTCCTATGATTATGGAAACAGAAGTACCAAAGAAATTTATTAAAATAATCAATGGTACTGCTGATAAAGTACTTAATAGTGAAACTGCCAGCGTTGAATGGGATTGGTCACACAACCTCGTTGGTAAAGTACATAAAGAAGTACAAATCCCCATAAAAAATAGAGCCGATAAAGAATTTCTTTTTAATGTAATGAAATCTGCATGTGTTGATTATCTGAAAGAATCAGTAGAGAATCATACTGCTTATCGTTGGAAGAAGCTTGCTGGTAATGCAATACCAACATTGGATAACATTCATCTAACTCATAGTTGGGTAGTCAGTCAATATGCTGGAGAATATAATCCTTGGCATCATCATAATGGTGATTTCTCGTCAGTTATCTATCTTAAACTACCACCCAACATGCACAAAGAAATAGAAGAAGATTTTGAAGACCATTATCCAGCAAATGGATTAATAGAATTTATGTTCGGTGAGAATCAAAACTTTAGAAGTGACAATTTAAAGTTCAAACCAGTAGTGGGAAAGATGTTGGTATTCCCATCATGGTTGAGACATTTTGTATATCCCTTTAAAAGTGAAGGTGAGAGAAGGAGTATGAGCTTTAATGCTCATATATTTGTGCCAGAATGATATTAGTTGATATGAATCAGATTTCTCTTGCAAGTATGATGATGCATTTGCATATGAGTAAGTCTAAAGAAATTGATGAGAATATGGTGCGGCATATGATTCTCAATTCGCTTCGTATGTACCGTACCAAATATTCATCTGAATTTGGAGAGTTGGTTCTGTGTTATGATTCCAAGCATTATTGGAGGCGTGATTACTTTCCAGAATATAAATTTAGCAGACGAAAGGGTAGAGAAAAATCTGACCTTGATTGGAATTCAATTTTTCTTTGTCTCAATCAGATAAAAGATGAACTTAGGAATAATTTGCCATACAAGTTTATAGAAGTATACGGTGCAGAAGCTGATGATATTATCGGTGTTCTTTGTTCGGAATATTCAGATGAGATAATGATTATTTCTGGTGATAAGGATTTCATTCAGCTTCAAAAATTTCCTAATGTAAAACAATTCAGTCCTATCACTAAGAAAACAGTAAATGGTGAAAACCCTGGCGCATATCTTAAAGAACATATCTTTAAAGGTGACACCAGTGATGGAGTACCTAATGTACTATCTCCCGATAATACATTTACTGACGGCCTACGACAAAAACCATTAGCTAAAAAGAAAATTGCTTCATGGATGGAACATGATTTTGAAGATGTTGCTCCTAATGATGAAGTGAAAAGAAACTATCAAAGAAATCGCAAATTGATTGATTTGACATACACACCAGAAGAACTTTCTTCGGAGATAATTGATACATATAAGGAAGCTCCATATGGTGATCGTAGTAAACTACTAAATTATTTTATTAACAAGAGGTTGAGAAATCTCACAGAATCTATAGGAGAATTTTAAAATGGATTTACTAATTTCAGAAATTTTGGAACAAGTTTCAAAGGTTAAAACTAAGCAGGAAAAAATTAATATTCTAAGGAAGCATGATCACCAATCTTTGAGAATGGTTATCAAGTCTTCTTTTGATCCAAAGATTGAGTGGTTATTACCAGAAGGTGACGTTCCATATACTCGCAACGATGCTCCGCCAGGAACAGAGCATTCTTCTTTATCGTATGAATCTCGTAAGTTATATTATTTCATTCGTGGTGGTAATTCTAAAATTAATCAGAACAAGCGAGAATCAATGTTTGTTCAGCTATTAGAGGGACTTCATGAAAGTGAAGCAGCACTTCTGGTTGCTGCAAAAGATAAGAAATTGCATCAAA